TTTACCAAAAGTGCTAGCTACACCATCTTCAACTAACATATGACTAAACTCAACTGAAACAAAATGTTTATGTGCTTCTTCTTGAGCTTGTTTTTCTTCCTCTAAAGTCATTGGTTCATTTTCTAGTTGCTTTGCTTTTTCTTCACTGTGTGTTGTTAACATAATAATATCTCCTATATTGATTGCATTGAAAAAGTACCGTTAATATTTTCATTTATATATAACTTTGGTTCTATTATACCATACTTTTCAGGCATAAAGTCTTCGCAAGCTTCTTGCCTAGCTTGCTCTTTACACATGTAAGTATCAGTTCTGTAGTTTTTGTATGTAAAATCATTATTCCAAAACTCAGGAATATCACGCTTTGTCCAAACAGCTAGGTGCTGTTTTGCATTTTTGTAGTAATACCTATAAGCAACTATAGAGCATTTATGCTTGTACTCGTTAGGCATTGCTTGTGTAGGTTGGTAAAATTTATTTTGTGATATATTTTTAGGGCAAACAGATAGCGGTATGCGTAACCTTTCGTCTGTTTTATGCACTTTGCCATACCTATAAGTATATTCGTCACACAATTCGCAGAACAATGAATATAGCCATAAATAATTATTAGCATTGTCACGAGTCCACAAAGCTGAAGGGTGGTTTTTATGTGTAGGCTTGTAAAATACAGCACTAACGTCGACATCCAATATGTGGTGTGATGTTGATAGTAACTGAGCATATTCCAAAATCATTTTAACTACATGCTTGTCATTATGCATTTTAGCGCATTTTTTTGTGTCATTACTTAAATAAAAAATATTCATAATATTATCCTTAAATTAATTTAACTTACAGGTACATTATACACTATGTACCTGCAAATTAACAATTATTTATCCAATTTGTACCCAATGAATTCTTTGAGCTAATACATCAAACTCATCATTATCCATTGGAGTCATATCCATAAGTGTTCCAATAAAATCTTCTACATTGTTACTTATATCACGGTCAAAATCTTCCAATATTTCATGGTCAAACCAACGTGCTGTAACTAGGTTTATACATCTTTTTGCTTGTACAGTTAGCATTGAATCTCCTTTCCATTCAGTTGCTAATTTATCATCGATTCGTCCGATAACAAGTTGTCTAACTTCTGCTATTTCACTTTCGCTCATCATATAGTGTTTCATTATATTTCTCCTAATTAATTTAACTTACAAGTTCATTATACCACGTTAGTAGGAAAAGTACAACATTTTTTTAACATTTTTTAATATTTTTTTATGCACCAGGTTAATTTTTAATGATTAGACATACACCACATGTGGTAAAAGTGCCGTGGCGGGACCCTCAGTGTTTTTTAGCATATGTACACGCAATAAAGTTGTTTATAATCAATAGCTTAGGTTTAGCTAAATTAAAGCAAAAAAAAGGCCAGCATAATTGCTAGCCTTGTATTTTAATTAATTGCTATATTCTTACAACTGACGAGTTTCTTCTTTTATCTCTAATCATATTTGTTGACTTAGAATGTGAGAAACAATTGTTGCACTTGTATTTTTGATAAGATGCTGTTCTAGACCGGTATATTCCATTTTTTATTAAGTGCTTACTTCCACAGTTAGGACATACGTCTCCAGTGCTATGGTCATTAAAATTAAATGGAGTTACTATCCAACCTTTCAATTTGCCATAAAGTTCTTCAGTTAATTTAACATCATTTTTATTATATTTCTCCATTAACTTCCAAGCTTTGTTATCTCCGTTCATACACTCTTGCCACAGGTCAAATCCTTGGTGAGAAGTTTTTTTGCCTATTCCTAACTCTTGAGATATGTGGTCCAATTTGTTTGATACAAACTTAAAGTTACTTCTTACCGTTTGTAATAAGTCTATGTTTTTATATATATCAGGCTTACTTAGTCCTTCTAATAAAAACTCTTTGTTAAGAACTTTCATGTCAAATTTTTTGGAATTGTACCCAACTACTGCATCAGCCTCATTGATTAAGTTCCAAGCTTCCTTAATCATTTTTTTTCTTGTATCTTTGTGCTCAGAATAAAAGAATATTTTTTTATCATTACACCACTTTGCAGAAAAACATATCATTTTACTAGTATTTACTATTTGTGATATACCTATGTTAGTATTCCAAATATTCCAAAAATAACCTAAGCATGGAGCTGTTTCTATATCTAAGACAAGTATCTTAGGGCTATGCATAATATCTCCTTTTTTATTTAGCATATAATTATTAAAAATATTACCTAAGTTATTGATTATCTTTAAACATTCTGACGCCTTTATTATCTATTATAAGCGCTTGTTTTTTGTTATCTTTTTTATTTTTGCAAAAAGCGATATGAACCCAGCTGCCATATTCCAAAATAACTTGGTCATAACTAATATCGGAATCAACAATAGCGCGTACAATTTTTTCAGGAGTTCCGAAACCTTTGCATATAAAGTCGCAAGCCAACCCTTTAACGTGTTTGCTATTTGGTTTACTTTTAAGTAGTGTATTGAGCTCCAAGCACCTATAACCACTAGAAACGTTAATAGCATTATTATTAAGCAATTTTCTAACATTTTCCATTCCCTCAGCTGTTATTAATAAATTATCTAATTCATTACTTTTTGGCATATTATATATATCATGTCGTATAGCAGTTTCGCTAAAAGTAAATTCTTCTAATGTAAAATGTGGCGTTAGCCTTGTCATTTTGTTAAGCCGTTTTTCTTCTCGTAGCTACGCAGACCACCTAGACCTAACATACCCATAAGTACAGGTAGCATGGTAGAGGTGTCAGCTTGTGGAATAATAATGCCTAGTGGATGTAGCAATGGAGATATAAGAAAGTTTATAGCAAATCCTGATACACATACCCAACCTACTGCTGGTCTCCAACCTGCTTGAAACCATGCACCTTTAGCATCTTCTTTGTTAACTGCTATTTGTGCTAAAGCAATTTCATGAGCTTGCTTTTCTGCTAGTGTTGCTATTTCGTGTGCTAACTTATTTTTCGTGTCTATGTCTGGAATAAATTTATCTAATAATTTAGAAACTGGAGATATAAGTGCTGCTAACATTAATTCATCCACCCTCTAATGATAATAGAAACTAGACCACCAATGAAAGATGCTATAGCCATACCCATCCAAAAACCACCTTTACTTTGATTAGCTAGGGCAAGCAATTCTTTCATATCTTTTCTTAACTCATTTTGGCTATTTTGAAGGTGACCTATTTGTTCCTTCATTTTACCAAATTCTACAGGGTCTATTTCGCTCATTATTTTCCTTTATATTGGTATTCTAGTATCTGGTCCTATTTCTTCTAAGGAATCTATAAGAGACCTAAGTCTTTCATTAGTACCGTCACGTTCATCAAAAACGTCGTCTAACAAACCTAAGCCTATGGAACTTGCTGTAGGGTCTATTTGAACACGTGGTTTAAAATTAAAATCTTCAGATACGTTTATTATATTGTCTATATTTTTAGATTGCTTTTCAAGTAAAGATTTTCCTGCTTTTCTAGCTGCTAGCCCTGTGCCATAGCCACCTACTATAGCGGGTAAAATTGCTTCGAATGGTATGCCCATTTTCTGAGCTATCATTGTTGGTATACCTCCTGTGACAGCAGCACCTGCTATTGATTTAGGAGCCAATTGGCTGAAAATATTTAAAGTTTTATTAAGCTTTCCTCCCTTTGCAAACATTTCAAGAGCTTCTATCTCAGCTCTACTATATAGTTTAGTTCTTTTGGGATTAATAACCATATTTAAAACAAGCTGTTGAAACTTATCCATTTCAGTTCCAGTTTTGCTTCCTCTGAAATCTGCTACACGTTTCATTTGAGCTATTTCTTTCATTTTTGCTTGAGTTCCCCAAGCTGTTCTAGCTAAGCGCCATTTTGAAAAAGATTCATTAGACCCTTTAATTAAGTCTATTGGTTTTACAGACATTGTAAATTTATCTAATGCTGTCATTGCGTTTAAACCTAACTTACTAACTGTATTGTTAGAATGGCTTGCAGCATCTCCTGCTAGTGTTCTTAATGTTTGAAGTTGCTCTAATGTAACACCACCTCTTTGTTTTGATAGCTTTGCTATTTCATCTATAATACCTTTCGCTGTGTTTTGGTCTGCTATAGAGCCTCTAAATCCTCCCTTTTCAAATTTAACTTTTAATGAGTCGGCAAAATCTTTAAATATCTTTTTCTTAATTACCGCTCCAGCTTCATCTGCTTCTTTGTATAGTTTAGTAGCAAACTGTTTTTGTTCTGATTGAGTTTTTCTTTCTTTTAAAGGCTTTTTTGTTTTCGTAATTACTTTACCAGGAAGTCTAGATGTAATTGGAGATATTGCCGGTATTTTAGCGTCTTCAAAAAAATCACCTATAGCCTTTACATTTCTTTGTCCCTCTTTAGACTCTGGAGCATCTATTGCTTTATTAATAAAGCTAGCGGATTTTTTAGCTTCCACTCCTGCTTCAACATCACTCATACCACCAAGCTTATTTTTTGCTTTTAATCCTTCCTCTACTAACACACCAACTAATCCTGCTGGTATTCCTGAAACTAACGTTTTTGCTGTTTCTAATCCACCATATATTTCTGAGCCTATATTAGTACCGCCAACATTTTCTAAACCTCTTTGTAGTGGAGTTTTACTGGCCTCATAAATATCATCAGCTTCTTGTGTTTTTAATTTTCTTTCGTCGGCTTGGTCTAAACCTTTTAATTGTATTTCTTTTTTAGATAATTTTTCAGGGTCTGCAAATACAATTTCTTCTCTTCCATCAGTTAATTTTATTTTGTATTTTTTAATTGGCATTATCCGATTTCCTCCATTGATTCTACACCTTCTACTGCTCCACTAAACCCTCTATCAGGGAATAATTCTAACATTAGCCTACCAGTTTCTTCTTGGTATTCTTGTTGCAATAGAAATAATCCTTCATCTAATTCATTCTTTGTTTTTGCTATAAATTCTCCATTTTCATCTGTCAACCTAGAAGTCATACCCATTTTATACTGTAGCATTTTTTTCGATAGATTAGCAGACCTTTCGCTTATTAAACTTAACATTTTAAGTATATCTTCGTTGGCTTTTTTAGATTTACCTAAATCGTTAACCATTGTTTGGAATACTCTAAAATCGTTATCTGTCATAACACCAGATGCAGCAGGTCTTTGTGCAATTGCTAGTTTATTACCAATTGATTCAAAAACTTCTCCAGAAGCTAATTCTTCTTCACTGTAACGTTTTGGTTCCATATTCAAAGCAATAAGCATTTTATCTATAGCTCTAAATGCTTCTGTTCCTACTCCAGTTTGCCCTATGTGTGGTAAAAGTTTAAGAGCTGCTGCATAGTTAGCAAAATTAGAACTTGCTTGTTTCGATGTTTTAAATTGATTTGAATATTCTCCGTATAAGGTTTCATTGATAGTTTTTTTACCGCTATCTGATAAGTCGACGTTTACCAAAGAAGCTCCTATAGGTTTAAACTCTCCAGTTCTTAAATTTACTTGTCCACCTTTTCTAGGGTCCCCTCCATACGCTTCTATTTCTTCTTGTGTTGCAGGTCTAAATTGCTCAGGATTTTGAGTTTCATAATTTAATTTACCTATTTCTGCTTCAATTTTTGCTATATCATATATAGGTTTAGCTTTGTCAGGGTAAAGCATAGCAAACTCTTGAAGATTTTTTTTATTTAATTCTCTTGGGAACGTAGTTGTTATTTCTTCTGGGTTACCAACCTTAAAGCTTGGCGCTTGTTGAACACCGTCAGCAGACATTAATCTTTGGTCTGGTACAGGAGACATAACAGTTCTTGTAATTGGGTCTGCTTGAGTAAATAAATTAGCTCTTGCTTTTTCCATTTCATCGTTTAATTTAATAGCCTTTACCTTTTCTCTTAGCTCAGCTAATTGTCCTAAATTGTCGTATGGTTTTTGTGCAGCGTCTAAACCTGTCTTAGCAGCTGTTGCTAAATAAGGTAAAGGACTACCATATCCTTTATTCTTAGGTTGCATAGCATAACTTAAAGCCATGTTTAACAAGCCTTGAACTTTAGACTTTTCCCTTGCTCTTTTTACATCTTTATCTTTTAATATGCCAGCATCTAGCAACATTCTATCCCTGCTGCTTAAACCTAAACCTAATATATCTTCACCTATATTTAGGTTGTCATAAAAATTCTTTGCTTTGTCAAAAAGTGCCATGTATTTTTCCTAGGTAAAATATTTTTGTCTGATTAATCTTTCTTCCATGTCTTCGTAAAGTTGATTATTTAGTAATGAAGGGTCTGATACTCCCGCTATAGTCTCAGCCTCATTAGGACCTAATACGTTTAAAAAACCTGGTGGTTCTGGTACTATACTAGATTGCTTTACATCTACCGGTAAAACCGGTGCTATTTCTTGCGGCTCCATAGAGTCTTTATATGCATCTAGTCCTTCGTTTGCTATTACTGATTCTAAGCCCATATCTTCTGTGTTTTTATCTAAAAACTCTATTCCTGTTTTAGCAAAATCATTAAGAGGTGAACTAGTTATATCAAAGCCTTTTGTCATTGGCTTAGCATATTCTGCAAAATTAGCTTGCATTCCACCCATTTCAACTGGGTTTATAGCCATACTTGGCAGTGCCGCACTTGTTGCATCTAAAGGTAATGCTGCAAAATCTGCAGTACTCATTAATGCAGGGTTTACTGTCGATTGTGTTAATTGTTCTGCCAGTAAAGCATCTGCGCCAGGTCCCATTGATACAGCACTTGTACCTACAGCCTCTCCTAATCCTCCAGCTGCTGATAAACCACCAGATAAAGCACTTCCAGCGCCACCTAAAGCTCCTCCAATTAATGCTCCTTTAAATGGAGAATCACCTCTTGCCATACTAGATACTGCTCCTACTCCTGCTCCTACTAACATTGCATGGGCCATTATTTACCTCCTCCAGATTGAGTGGTTGTTTGATTAACTGGAGCTGGTGCTCCATAAGCCGCTGATAAATAAGATTGCAACTGTTGCCTTGGAGCATTTGCACCATACTCATATCTAGCTATATCTGACTGTAGTGCATTTTTATCAAAACCTTCTCTCATTTTTCCTACATTCATTAATTGCTGTATATCAGAATAATCTTGCGACGCTAATGAACCAGCTTGGCTTATTGCTGCATCTTGCCTACCTCTTTCTGTGGCATAGTTTTGATACGCAAGCTCTGAGCCTCTTTGTGATAAAGCATTGGCTAAATTTTCTGTTGCTTGAGATTCTAACTCACCCATTGCTCCAGAACCATACCTACCAGATGCTGCTGTTCTTCCACCTATATCTCTAATCGCCTTATTAAATTCAGACACAACAGGTTTTGCAGCATTTGACATCATTTCTGCAAAATAAGGATTTGTTGCGGATAATCTGTCTCCTCTAATAGTACCTAATGCCTCTGCCTGCGCTGCGGGCACTAGAGGGCTTCCAGAAATAGCTCTTGATTCAGCAAGTGCTAAGGCATCAGTTGTAGCTGAAGAAGGGTCTACATATGTTTTACCTGGGTAATAATCAGGAGCTCCAGCTTTATACTGTTCTTGAGCTTCATCCAAGCCATATGTTATATACGGTAATATAGCAGGGTCTATTTCTTGTTTTGTCGTAGAAGTTCCACCTCCTCCACCACCTTTAAATAGTTTTCTCCCTAACTTACCGTTATCCTCTGATTGAGGTCCGTCTAGCTCTGGAAAATAATCGTTCATAGTTTTAGCTCCATTAATCTGTACTTAGGTTTAAAATTAAATCTAGAAAATAATCTTTCTAAAGATTTGTAACCAGTAGAACATTGTACAGATGTTCCACCGCTGCTTTTTATCCACTCGATAAATTCTGAATATACCTCTTTAAATTTTGTTCCACCAGCATAGGTAACATATGCTACTCTATCATTAGGGTAAACTATCCATTGTAAAGTACAAGCACTATAACAATTCTTATCATCTCCAATTCCTAACAATAACTGTTGCTGCCCTTGTGATGCCATTAATTTTAATTGGTCTATACTAAACTCTCCGTTTCCTTTTTCTATGGCTTTTATTAAATGTTTTTCTGCTAAGTGCCAATATTGTTGAACATTATTAGTGGGAACAACGTATACTTTTATAGTCATAATTCTCCTTATTTAACCTACTATAATGTAAGCAAACAATAAGTCTGCATGTGCAACACTTGTATGTGTTATAACTGCACTACCTTTAGCATGACTGGAGATGTAAGGTGATTGCGCTGCTGCGTTAGCAGTTAAAGGTGATAGTAAAATAACACTATCAAAACCTAATCTCTCATCATTTAAAGTGGTTGTTGTAGAACTTGCTGATAATGTAATACCGCCAGTATTATTTGTTTTGCCATTCATAGCATTATTAGTTACTTCTGCAACTGCTCTAGGCTCACCGCCTTGATAAGGCAATGTTCTATACATTCCTGCCATTATCTACTACCTTGAGTTTTAAAATCTACATCTACAGCCATAGCTGTACGCCATGAGCCTGTGGGTTTTACCGATACCCTATGGTATCTACCCCCAGTTCTAATGTTAGCCCTACCCTCTGAAGAAGTAGATACAGTAGCTCCAAAAATAATTGAATCATCTAATTCTCTTCGACTAGCTATAGCAATGTCAGCACTTCCATTATCTATTTGTGGTCTTAATAAATTAATTACAGAATTATACCCATCTTCTAAATCAGTTGTTACTAACTCACTATTATAAGAAGAGCCTGTAAAAGTAATTATCTTAGTATCTTTTGCACCAGCAAATAAAAATTTTCCACCTATCCATAATCTAGCATCTAGTGATGCAGGCATGGTATCTATATCAGTATAGCCTAAAGTACCTAAACCTTCTAACGTAGTTCCTGAAGTAGCTATATTTCCTAATACCGTTGCTGTAGTTTCTACTCTTGACCATTTATCAATAGTCCAATTATATACAAGCATGCTTCTGCCACCACCAACATTAGCATAGTTCCATATAGCAATATTTAATGCTGGATTAATAGAGGTTGTCATTGAGTTTAAATCACTTAAGTCACAATCAGAGAAAAACCATCTATCTATTTTTTCATTACCTATTGCTTGTACTTGAGTTCCGTCACACCTATAAAAACCGTCATCACTTAAAAAGAATGAAACATTATTATATTGACATACAGAGTTGCCATTTAGACAACCTAACCCTCTAGATATGTTGTCAAATTGAAAGAATAACGGTGACCCAACATAAGACATTCGCACTACAGATTTTTCTAGAAAAACTAAACCAAATTCACCACCTGTTAATGCTTGTACATTACCACCATCTGCAATAACTTGTACATCTGACTGTGAAGTAGAACCTGCAGTCCAATCAGTTTCATCGTTGATGTCCGACCAACGTACTGAAGACCGACCTAAAGCTCCTGTTGCTAAACTTCCTGTAACAACAAAATCTCTTACTACTGTTATGTTTTTTACTGTTGGAGATGTTGCTACGTCTGCCCATGCAGTTGATGTACCAATTGTCCAATATTGTACAGCAGTTGTTCCGTTAACTGCTAAGACTGTTTTTCCAAATTGCGTAAACTTCCATGGAAATGTACCTGTATAACCACCAGACCTAGATTTATCTTCTAATGCCTCTGTAGCAGAATTAAATTTAAACAATTTAGTAGAGCCACCTGCAAATAATACAACTTCTGTGTCCCATTTTGAAACAAATACAGAATTAATATTTTCCGATGCTGCTTCACTAAAATCTTCGGCATTAGGAAAAGGTTGATAGCCTACAGATACAGGTATTACATTTTTTGCATCATTTAAACTTCCTGCATTATCAGGTTGGTCAGGGTTCCAATCATTAAATAGTACGCGTTTAGTAGCCATTAGTTTATTTCGGTTCCTATTATTGTTCCTGCAACTGTTTTTGTAGTTAATGAAATGCCATCGATAGCATAACCAGCTCTACCACCTAAATTTGTACCATCAAAATCAGGATTAGGTACTCCACGAGAACCAGCAGTTCCAAGATTACCACCATTACCACCTACTGACCCATATTGTTGTTCGCTAGATCCTGGAGTTGAGTAATAAGAATTTCCAGAACCTCCTGTGGTTGCTGTACCTACCGAACCAGCTGGGCCTGCTCCTCCTCCACCTTGACCTACAACACTTCCTGCTCCTCCTCCACCATTTCCTGTGTAGTCATCGTAAGTTTCGCCAGAACGATTAGTTCTTCCACCTCCACCTCCTCCTCCACCACCAGCAGCAATAGTTGTATTGTTAGTTAGTTTAAGAGTGTTTCTGGTGTATATAGCAGTACCACCTTCTGTGCCTGGTTTAGCAGCTGGGCCTATTCCAGCTACCCTATCACCACCTTTTCCACCTGCTCCAATAATACTACCATTATTTGTTAAATAAACAATAGTTCCAGAAGCAAATCCATCTATAGACAGCGCAGGTAATGTATAACTAGAGCTGCTAATTTCAACGCCAGATGCAATTTCAACTACTGCCGTTATTGGTGATATAGGGCTACCAAGTAAAGTAAATAAATTTACATTTTGTGCAGATGCAGTAATGGTAGCTGTGTTAAACATAAGATACCAAGTACCACCTTGTCTAACATAAATTTGGTTTGCTTGTTTCCATACGCCACCATCTTTAGCATAAATTTTAGATGGAGCAGCAAATGAGCCAGAATTTTTTACTTGTATTGTCATTAAATTTGATACCAAATATCTCCATCACTACCACCACTTGGAGAGGATGAAGATATTGTTTTTGCTCCTGTAGCGTTTGTTCCTATGTCTGCAACATTAACTGAATTTATAGTGCCAGCAGTTGTCCATGTGCCGCCAGTAATTGCAACAGCATTTGCATTTTGAGTTGCAATAGTACCTAAAGTACCTACTTTAGTTTGCACAAAAGCAGTGGTAGCTAGTTGTGTGGTATTTGTTGAGGCAGCTGCTGTTGGAGCTGTTGGAATACCAGTTAAAGTTGTTGTACCATCAACCGTTAAATTACCACCAACCACTAAATTATCATCATCATATCCAGTAGAGAAGTTTTTAACTTGTGCCATAATTTCACGTAGCGCATTATTAATAGTTGCTGGAGGGCATCCTTCATTTATGTTAATGCCACCAACGTCTGTATTGGAGCCTGCTGTGTCTGACCATTCTGATATTTTATCTCTACTCATATTATCCTATCCTTAACCAAATGTTTGAGCCTACTGGAACAGGTGTCCAATTACGACCACGATTATGCCCACTAGCTGTTAAATTTATTGTTGACGAAATTGATGCATCTGCTGAAAAAATTACACCACTTGCTACACTTACTGAAGCTATCCCAGATATGCTTGGAGTAGCTGATATAGTATATCCACCTAATGCCGTTAGATTACTAGTGCTAGATATATCGGCTTCACCTAACACAAATTGCCCAGCAGATTCTGCTGTTACACTAGCTGTACCACTTATAGTTGCTTCTGCACTAACTATTTGACCAGAAGTTATTGCTTGTAATATTGCTGCACCATTTATATCAGCACCACCAATAACTATTTGACTTCCAGATACGGCTAATACAGTTGCTGTGCCTGTGAAACCAGCTTCACCTAATACAGTTTGACCTGTTGTTATTGCTACAACAGTTGCTGATGCTGTTATAGATGCATTGGCTTCTTTAATGCCACTAGGTAATGAACTAAAAGGAGCTGCTGAAAAACTACTTATACCAAACATTCATTGCTCCTAAAATTTATCAAGTGTTTTTTTAATTTTATCTAATATCATAGGCATAAGTTTCATTCCTGAATAGCCTACAAAAAATGCTAATGCAGGTGCAAAAGTACCGTGTAAATTAAATGATTCTATTACTGGTGGTATTAAAAATTTAGCTGATATTAAAGCAATACCTATATTGTAAAATAATTCTTGTCTATGTCTTTTTCTTTCTACTAACCAATTTATATGACCGCCTTTTGGCCTTCTACCTTTTACTTTTTTGGTATTGTAGTTGCATAAACCACCTGCAATAGATGCTATTACAATTATCCAATCCATTAGTTAAAGACCTAATTCAGTTTTAAGTTTTGGTATGTTTAGCTGAGGAACAACTATTTCTTCATGTTGTGTTTCTTGTGACCAAGATGTTCCTACTAAAGTTTCTACTTCTGTTTGCTTTTCAGGTTTGTCATCAAGCATTTCTTTTTTGCAATATATTTCGCACCAACCTAATCCCGCTAATGCTAAAGCATCTTTTAAATCTTGTAAACTAGCACCCTCTTCTACAAGGGTTGCTATGTTATAGTTTAATTTTTCATTGTCATCAGGGTTTTGTGATTTAGTTTTATCCGAAGCAAAACTAACTACAACAGCTTGAGTGTCCTTATTGTATTCATGTACTTTTGTATATATTGTTGCCATAATTTTTTCCTAAATTAAAATTAAGTTACTCCACCTAATCGTGTTCCTGTAGTTGCCCATGTAATATTTGAGTTGCCGTTTGCATAATTTCCTGCAGCACCGCCTCCTCCTCCTGAACCACTTCCAGACCCTCCTGTACCACCTGCAGCACCTAGTCCGCCTCCTGCTCCACCACCATTCCCACCAGAACCTCCTCCGCCTCCTGATGTTTTAGAGCCTCCTGAACCTGCATTACCTCCACCACTAGAAGATTGACCAGATGTACCACCTCCGCCACCTGCACTATAACCTGCACCACCGCCTCCGCCAGCCCCTCTATTTTGACGGAAAGACAAACAACTATAAAAATATTGAGCACAATAGGTGCTACCACTCGAACCACCACCGCCGCCACCGCCACCAGCAACTGTACCGTTATTAGTAATATTAACAGCTCGTTGTGCTAAGATAGCTACGCCACCTGGTCCGCCACCACCACCATTCGCACCAGAATAAGCAAAAGCAGAGCCAGTTCCTCCTACTCCGCCTGTACCTACAATAAATCCATTATTAATAATAAATATTTCATCGCCTGCATCGAAGTCACTTGGAATAGTTAATGCTACTGCACCTGCACTATTTGACCCTACATAGATTCCAGAGTTAATAGTAAGAGTTAAAATACTATTACCTGCTACATATTCGCTACCTCGATTAGCCCAAATATTATAGTTTTGTGTGTCAGCACTTATAGTTAAAGCAATCTCTACAGCTCCACCTGCTCCTGCAGCTTGCATCATTCTTGACCTATTAAACATTAAGCAAATCCTGTTCCTGATTGCATGCCATACCAATTAGCTCCGTCTGAATAAAATACATATATATCTATTCCTGTTCCTTTGTCTGGTTCAGAACCACCATTCCATTTAATAGTACCTGCCCAAGTAATAGTGTTACCTGTTGCGTGGACAATAGTAAAAGATTTACCTGCTGCAGCTGTTGGCATAGTAATTGTCATAGTGCCTGTGCATGAAAAGACTGTGCCTTCTGTTGCAAGGTTAGGTGTAAAACTCGCTGACTTAGTTACCTGTGTTTCTGTGACACCTGTAAATGTTTGTACACCTGTAAATGTTTGAGCATTAGTTAAATCTAATGTAAAGGCTGTGCCACCAAGACTTAACCCAGCACCTGCTGTATAAGTAGTGTTGGTTGGTACTGCCCATGTCATTACGCCAGAACCATTAGTTTGTAAAAACTCATTAGCATCACCATCATCATTAGGAAAAGTTAATGTGTAACTAGCTCCTGCACTATGTGGTGGACTTTTAAGTTTAATACCATGAGAGTTTACATAACAATTTAATTGTATATAACCATCTTGTGATACTCCATCACCCTTAGCTTCTAAACTAGGTACAGAAGCTGTAGATACTAAATTTAATTTGTCTGTAGTAACTGCATCATTAACAATCTTATTAGTAGTAACTGCATTGTTAGTAATGTTAGCTTCTACTACCACATTACTGCCACTAATATTATCAGAGTTATCTAATGCTACAGCTTTTTCAGCAGGATAGGTGCAAAATACATCACTTGTACCAGCTAAAGTAATTGCACTACCACTATTACTAGATTCAAGAACAGTTGTTCGTGCTAATACTGTACCTGATGCTGTATAAGTGCCTAGACCTACTTCCCAATTATTGCCACTTTTAATAGCATAATAGGTAGTATTACCATCACCAATAACAGAAAAAGACTGGAATCCATCTTTAGCACCTGCTAGTGTTATATTACCAGTACCAGTAGTCGTGGTAGTTTCTTGTACTCTATCTTTGACAATAAGTGCCATGATTTATCCTCTATGCTAATGTTACTGTTAGGTTACC